CGGCGGCGTCGGCCGCGCGCAGGCTCGCCGGCGTGAGGCGCGGCGCGACCGCGCGCACAAGGTCGATGTCGGTCAGAACGTCCATCAGGCGTCGTCTCCTTCGGTGGACGGTGCGGCGTCGGGATCGGTGCCCGGCTCCTGGAGTTGCACCGAGAGCTTCCCGGTGTGCTTGAGCAGCGAGTAGTCGTCCGCCAGAACCGCGTCGCGTACCGAGTCCGGCTCGAAGCCGCCGTCCACCAGCGTCCGCATCGCGTTCGCCTGGTGGTTCTGGATCTCGGCCTTGTCCTTCTGGTCGTCCTGCAGGAAGGGGATGTCGCGCTGGTCGATGACGAGATGCGCCGAGTCCGACGGGCGCGGCAGCAGCACTTCCAGCGCGCCGCACGCCTCGCCCCACAGGTGCTGGAGCTTCACGTCGGAGAACGCCCGGCGGGTCTGGGAGTAGTTGCCCGCGTTCAGGCTCGACCCCTGCATGCCCTCCGAGGCGCCGACCAGCGTGGGATGCACGCCTAGCGCCATGAGGATCCGCGTCTCGGACTTGCCCTGCGTGGACTTGAAGTCGATCTGCTGGAGGTTCGCGCCGACCACCGTGGCGTCCGCACCACCGCCCAGGTGCAGCGTCTTGTAGGCGTTGGCGAGCCCCTGGTGCTCCTCATCGAACAGCGCCTTGAACGCCTTGACCTGCTCGGCCGTCATGGACGGGTCGTGCTTGATGACCATGTTCGGCGTCGCGCCGTGCTGGAAGAACTTGAGCTTGTGCTCCGTCGCCGCCTTGTCCCCCTGCACCTCCCGCACGATCGGCGTCAACGGGCTCATGCCGCGGTAGCGCACCATCGGGTCCGGGTAGGGCGCATAGTGCGCGAACTCGCCCGGCAAGTAGACGCGTGAGCCCTTGCCGAGCTTGCCGCCCGGCGAGTAGGCGATCGCGATGAGCTCGGCGTCCTCAGCCGTGCCCGGGTCCTCCGGGTCCAGGTTCGAGCCGAGAACCAGCGTCACCCAGTCCGGGCGCAGCAGCGACAGTCCCCGGCCGTTGTCCACCTTCAACGGGTAGGCGTTGCCCGCGATGTCGCCGTACACCAGCATCTGCGCCAGAAGGTCCGACGTGCGGCCCCCGAACCAGGGGCGCTCCAGCAGCCGCAGCGCCTCGTTGCCGAACGGCGCCTGCGGGCGGCCGTTCAGCAGCTCCCGCCACTGGAACCGGCCCTGGGAGAACACCTCCAGCCGGAACGCCACCGCCGCGAACACCACCGGGTCCGACGTGAACATCCCCGCGTACCCGGCGTAGTCCGACGGCGGCGGCACCTCCGGCCCTCGCGTCCACGAGGTGTTCACACCGAACGGGTAGGAGGACCCCAGGAACGTGAAGAAGTCGTCCACGCTGCTGATCGACACGTCATGGCGCTGCTCGGTCTTGCCCCTGGAGAGGAGCCGCTGCGCAAGTGTCGCCACCGGCTACCCCTCCACGTCGAGCACGAACATGGTCAGCCCGGCCAGGGCCAGCCCGCCGATGAACAGGCCGGGACGCAGCCCGAATGCGCCGGCCGACAGTCCCAGGCCCAGCGCGGTGAGCACGACAGCGACCGCGTTCACGAGAACAGGAAGAACGACTCGCGGGCCTCGGCCGGGGCGTAGGCGAGCGTGGCCGCCTCCAGGGGTGTCACGTCGTTCATGGATGCCCTCCGTGACCAGACCCAGTTGTCACCGACGATCTTCTTCACCGCGCCCTCCACCGCCGCGTCCAAGGCGGGGTCGGTGCGGAACTTCACGCGCTTCTGAATCACGGCGTCGTAGAAGGCGCCGTGCGCGCGGATCACGTCGCCGCCCTGCATCGCGTCGCAGGACCGAATCTCGTCCGCGAACACCCCGGCGGGGCCGCCCTTGTCCAGCGCCACCTTGCCGCCGTGCTTGGCGGTCAGCGCGTTGCAGCGGTCCACCACCCAGCCGGTGCCGGCCCGGTGATCCACCAGTTCCAGCACCCCATCGGCGCAGGACACGATCGCGGCCGACTCGCGTTCGGGCGACACGGCCAGCCCGAACCGCAGCGCGCCCTCCGGCTTGACATCCGGGTCGCACAGTTCGCGCCACAACTCCAGTGGGATCACGACATCGGCCCCCGCGGTCGGGATGTTGCCGTAGGCCCGCCGGTACTCGCCGTCGCTCATCGCCGCACGCTCGGCCTTGAGCACGTCCAGCGTCACCGTGTGGCGCCAGCCGCCGTCGCCGTCACCGCACCTGCAGGGTGGGTTCGGGCAGAGCGCCGGCATGAAGCCGAAGTAGGAGTCCCAGTCGTCGGGATCCCAGTTCTCCCCCGCGCCCCAGTCGAAGAACGCCGTTCCCGAGCCGGTGTCGGCCAGGACGGCCCCACGGCCCGTCTTGACCTTGCGGTTGTAGATCGTGGAAGCGGCGGTGCCCGCAGTGGACCACCACCACAGTTGCGCGTCCGCGACGGTCAGCATCGCCGGGCGCAGACCCTGCTCGCGGCGGTCGTCCACGTCGTGCCAGATCTCGTCCAGCATCGCCTGGCCGATGGTCTTGCCGTGGCCCGTGCCGGCCGAGGTGGACGCGAGGCGCAGGATCGAGCCGGTCTTCCACCGGATGCCCTCGTTGCCCATCCCTTCGAGGATCTGCTTCACCAGCGGCATCAGCTTCGAGGCCCGCAGGTTCGGAAAGATCTCATCCAGGAACTTGTCGCGCGCGTCCTTGCCGGTCTGCGCGGTGAACACCGACCGCTGGGGGCTGCCCCAGTTCAGCCCCCGGTCCACCATCTCCGCGAAGGAGAGCGTCGTCTTGCCCTGCTGGCGCGGAACCGTCGTGCCGATGTCCCGGTAGAACGGGATCCGCGTGAGTGCGTCGTACTCGCCGGCCACGTCCGCGACGTAGCGCTGCCACGGCATGAGCGGCTGGCCCAGCAGCTCAGCGACCTTCGCGACCCTGCCCCCCGTGGTCGGGCGCTCCGGCCGCCTACGTGTCGCGTACCGGGGAGCGCATAGCCGCGATGAGCTCTTCAAGGCCGCCGCTGTCCGAGTCATCGACCATCAGCCCCTCCAGCGCCTCCCTGTACTCGCGGAACATCTGCGAGTTGAAGGGGTTCAAGTCGAGGGCCACCGCCATGGTCCTGAGCGCCGTCACCCTGGCCTCATCCACGGCCTCCAGCCGCCCGGCCTCGCCCAGCGCCCTCAGGGTGATCGCGATCGCGCGCTCGTTCGGCCCCGGCTCGGCGCGCTGCTCCTTGTGCTTCGCCTGCCGGTGCCGGGCCAGCCCGTTGCCGTTCTTCGCCACGAAGTCACAGTCGGGACAGTCCATCGGCTACCACTCCCGACTCGGCCGGCGCACCGCCGCCTGTCCACCGCCCACGGCCTCACGCATCATCCGGCCCGCGTTGCACGGCTTACACGACGCGCGCACGTTGTCCAGGTCGAACCACGCACCGCCCAGGGCCAGCGGCACGATGTGATCCCCCTCCGTCGCCTTCACCCGACAGTGCGGCCCGCGGATCTGACAGAGGTACCCGTCGCGCTCCAAAGCGGCCAGTCGCACCGCCCGCCACGCCGGACTCGAATGACTGAACTCTCCCCGTCGCCCCATGGCCGACCTCGAAACATTCGATCCGTGTAAAAAAGAGGCGCGGAGCTTCCGCGTGCCCGGCGCGGCGGTGCGTGTGGAGGCCGCCCCCCTACCCCTGCCGGTCCCTGCGGGCTTCTGCCGTCCTGTCGCGTGGTCAGCGTCCAGTCGTGGCGAGCGAGGCGGGAGGCGGGGTCTGGATCGGTACGGTGACCTGCTCTGCCACTGCTAGGTCGTCGCCTTCCACGATGTGGTTGCCTTCGGCGTCGAGCGCGTAGCGGTAGGCGGTCAGGGTGTCTGCCGTGTAGGTGACCTGGTAGCACTCGGATGCGGTGATGCCGTGCGCCTCCAGCCATGGGACGATCTGAGTGTGCTGCTCGGGTGTCATGGTGGATGCGTGCAGTGTGGTCACGTCAGCCTCACGGGACCAGGGCACCTGCATGCGGTATGGAGGC